AAGTGCTTATGGTTACGCTGTGTAGCTACTTCCTTGAGCGGTGCAACAGCTACCAGCACGCCTATCTTGGCAGGATTCGGACAGCTTAAAGCTCCGACCTTAACGGATTGCACTTGGAATACATCAACAAAGCAGGTGACGGCAACATTCACGAATGGCTCTGCCGTTCCCGGGACGAAGGTTGCGCTCGTGTTTGCCGATAACAAGATACTTGCATCGGGTGGCACAACAAGCCTCACAGCTTCCTATTCGTTTGGGGCAAACGTAACGCAGGCAACTTTTGGTATCTTTACATATTACGGAGACCCGTCAAGGCCGACCATGAAATCAAGCACGGTTTGGCAGACGGAAGATGTCAGCACTCCAAAGGCTCCAACGGTGACAGGAAGTCAGACTTCCGATCCCGTTGTGCAAGAGCCCACAAGCGCAAGCGCGGCACTCAAGAATGGAGCTGTCGAGCTTACATGGGCTTGGAGCTGGGCAACAGCAACAGGCGCGATCATCTCATGGGCTGACGATCCAAACGCGTGGATGTCAACAAATCAGCCGAGCGAGTTCAGAATCGAGACCAAAGCAACAAAGTGGCTCGTGAATGATTTGGAGCTTGGCAAGACTTGGTATTTTAAGGTGCGTTTATTCAAGGCCGCTTCTGGGAATGATGGAGAAGTGCTCGGTCCTTGGTCAGACTTAATCAGCCTTAATCTCACAAGTGCTCCGTTAGCTCCGTCCGTGGCTCTGTCCTCGAATGTGGTCAAGCGTGGTGATGTGCTCACGATTTATTGGGCATACACAAGCACGGATGACACGCTTCAGAAGTGTGCAGAAATCACGATAGACAATCAGCCGTATCTGTTCGTGAATGGTGCGGCTACTTCCGTGAACCTTGTAGCTAATTGGGCGACAAACTCAAGCCACTCCGTCACAGTTACGGTCACAAGCGAGAGCGGCAAGGAATCGGCTGCAAGTACAGCGGCTTCATTCGTTGTTGCTCCTATGCCGTCAATCACGGAGACCGACAGCCTTGTAAGCGGTGAGCTCACGGAGATGCCTCTCACGGTATCTGTAAGTGGAGCTGGTACGGGCGGTCAGACGATGATTAGCATTAGACGATACGGCACAAACAAGGTTGTAAGACCTGACGGTAAGACCGCTGATGGATTTGACGGTGAGACCATCTTTACAAGGTCATTCAATGGAGCCGTGAGCAATTTCAACATCGGTGTGAGTGATTTGGTTGGTCGCCTTGATGACGGGGCTTATTACACTCTTGAAGCCGTTGTATACGATAAATTTGGGCAGAAGGTGACAAGCAGTAAGCAGTTTAAGGTTGCATGGTCACATCAGGCAGAAATACCTACGGCAACGATTGAAGCTCTGACAGCAGACAAAGCGGTCAAGATAACTCCCGTTGCTCCTGCTTCAGTTGCTACGGGTGACAAGGCATACATATACCGCTTGAGCAAGGATAAGCCCGAGCTCATCATGATCGGTGAGTTCGGTGAGACATACGTTGACCCTTATCCTGCAAGCAAAGGCGGCTATCGTGTTGTAGATGTAACTGCAAACGGTGATTATCTGACGGACACACAGCCCGCTTGGGTAGATGTTGACCACAACCTTGTCATTGACGACATGATGATTGACTTTGACGGTGGCGAGTCGATAGCTCTGCCATATAACTTGACCGTTTCAAATTCATGGAGCAAGGACTTCAAGAGGACGGTATATCTGAACGGAAGCGTGCAGGGTGATTGGAACAAGGCCGTCACAAGAGATGCAAGCCTTTCAACGGTCACGATCAAGAGCGATGACGAACTCATTGAGCGTATGAGGGAGCTGGCAGTAAATCCGCAGATATGCCATGTGAGAACTCCAGACGGAAGCTCTTATGATGCAGATTTGCAGGTGAGCGAATCGGCAGAGTACGGCTCGCAGTTGGTAAGCTTCGACATCAAGGCGAGTCGAGTTGATCCGCAGGAATTTGAAGCGATGACACTCACGGAATGGAATAACAGAAACAGCGAGGGCGAATAAATGGATTGGTCAAAGGGTTTTAGCGCATCTTATATCATGATGCAGGTTAATCCGCAGACTTGGGAAGATGAGGGCGAGATACCTATCACGGGTGGCAAGATTGACCGTGATATCGAGTCCGCTCTCATCGAATCGGCAAGCGTTGAGACGACAGCAGAACTCGGGGAGCGCTGGATTAGACTATATTTAGTCGCAAAACAGGGCGAATCAGCCGAAAGAGTGCCATTGTTCACGGGCTTAACTTCGAGCCCTACACGGAGCTTGCAAGGGTACAATCCGAGCTTTTCCGTGGATTGTTTCAGCGTGCTGACTCCATGCGCTGACAGGATGCTCCCTCGTGGTTGGTTTGCTCCAAAAGACGGAAGCGGGGCAAGCATCATCGCTGATCTATTAGGGATAAGCGGTGCAGAGGTTGAGACCTTTGAAGGTGGCGGCACTCTGACAGGTGCGATAGTTGCGGAGTCGGGCGAGACATATCTTTCAATGGCTCACAAGGTTGCTGATGCGATAGGTTGGCAGATACGGATAGACGGAAGGGGCAAGATTCATGTCGAGCCTTATCCCGATAATCCAACAATCAGATTCAACAATGACAACGATGTCATTCAGCCGAACATCAAAGACACGCGGGATTGGTACAGCTGCCCGAATGTGCTCCGAGTAACATACGAGAGCTATGCGGCGATAGCGCGGGATGATGACCCTGAAAGCCCGCTCTCAACGGTCAACAGAGGCCGTGAGATTTGGGCAGAAGAGGCGGCTCAATTATCAAGCTCTGCTCCATTGGCGGCTTATGCTCAACAGAGGCTCAAGGAGTTGCAGAGTCCTGCTCGTGAAATCACTTATACAAGACGATTCATGCCGGATTTAAGACCGGGCGATTTAGTGGGTATATCTTATCCCGGTGCAGAGATTGACGGAACATTCCGCATAAAGAGCCAGACGGTTGAGCTTGGTTATGGGGCAGATACAGAGGAGACTGTTTATGGTTACTGAAAAAGAGTTTTTGAAGGTCATAAACAATAAAGATAAAGGTCCGAAGCCGTATGACACCACCGCTGAAGTGGTGCGTGTTGAGGACGGTGTTGCATGGGTTCATATTGACGGGGGTGTTGAAGAGACACCTGCCGAGCTCACGATCAACGCGGTCAAGGGCGACAAGGTAAAGGTTCGATTGGTTGGTGGACAGGCTTATCTAATCGGAAACGGTACAGCTCCACCTACCGATGACAGAGTAGCGAACACAGCTCTCGGAGTTGCTAACGGTGCAAGGGTGACAGCGGTTGCAGCTGAAGAGGTGGCTAATGTCACGGAGCAGAGGACAAGACCTGCCATCACAAGCATGACAACGTGGTACAAGCTGTCAAATGGTACGCCCGAACAGCCGACCGAAGACGACCATGACGGATGGAGCGAAGAAGAGCCGTTATGGGATGCTGACAGCGATGAACAGCTTTACTATTCCGTCAGAAGTAGAACCGTTCAAGGTGTAATCAATTGGACATATCCTCATGTATTAAGCTCTTACGCCAACATGGCAATTCTGCAAAATGCTATCTTGTTTGAGGTTGGCGAGGGTTCTTCCGTATCGCATATAGATGACAGCAACGGAGACCATATCCTCGACAATACGGGAGACCCGCTGATCGCAGTCGGTGGAAGTATTCGAGATGCTTTCGCATATACAAGGATTGAGGCGGCGAGCATACGGTCAGAGGTTGCGGAGACTTACGTTGACAAGGGAGCCTCGCAGATACACAGCTTGTCGAGCGTTATGGAGCAGACCGCCACAGGGTTAAATATTTACGCAACCATTGACGGGGAGATGTCAAACACTCATACGCACATTGACAACAATAGCTTTGACATTGTCACGGATGATGAGACGGTTGCAAGTTTTGGGGCAGTTACAGTTTTTAAATATTGGGATGATGAACATTTAAGCGAAGCATCGATTCTTAAATTGTCTTACCAAGGTATGGATGTTTACAATCCTGCAATCGAAACGCAAAGCCAAAATCCCACGGTACACATAGATTATGCTCAAATATCGTCTGAATTTGATGATTATGCCTTTCTTTTAACAAGACAACAGTTGAAGTTTACTTCTTACTATTACGATGAAATGTATATCGGGTATGGTGGAATAGGTTGTGTTTCAAGAGCAAACTATCCCTATACACCAACAGATGTGTGGCATCTGAAGTTTGAAATGGATGGCGATGTCATGGACGGCATGATAACAGGCGATATGTCAGCCCGTTCATTCATTCAGACATCAGACGAGCGAGCGAAGGATATCCTCGATGAGCCGATCCCTGACGTATCGGAGCTGATGCCGATCGTTTACAGTTGGAAAGGTTCAGAGGACGGCAAGAAGCACATCGGTTATTCAGCTCAAGAGGTTGAGAAAGTTCTGCCAGATGCCGTGACGGAATCCAACGGCATGAAAGCATTGAACTATATCGAGGTATTGGTTGCGAAGATAGCATCACTTGAGAAGCGGATAGCAATTTTGGAGGGCGAACATGGCAAAGATTAACACGTTAAATTATCAGACAGTCGCAAGCTGGAATGGTTCACAGGATCTTTTTATTGTAGAACAGCCGGATGGGACAAAGGTGGCTACACCTGCCCTGTTAAAACAGTTTATGGAAGCAGGTGATTTTACAGCCACAGGGGAAATTGAAGATGGGCACGGTAATATATTAGATGATTTAGCAGGCCAAGTATCGCAGTTAAATGATGAAATTAATGAATTATCATATTCAAGAAGTGGTTTAACTACAAATGCTGCAGGCACCATTGTTGCTGGTGGGTATTTTCAGATAGGAAAATTAGTTGTAGTTAATTTAAGGATTCAGCTTAATGCCACTGGGGCTGTGGTGTATGGTCTGCCAAAACCCGCAATATCAGATTCTTATAATGCGATTGGCGGCGTTGCTTATAATTCGGATAGAGAAACTGTTGGATTTTATTATTTGGGGACCGGCAATGGTAATTTAAGTATATCTGGATCATCTGGCGCAAGTGGCACATTGTTAATATCGTTTGTATATGCAGCACAGTAATTAATTATTATATAAAGGGGGTATTCAAAATGAGCGACAAGACCTATGATGTACTTAACAAGATCCAGCGCTGGTTACCGGCCCTTGTTTTCTGAAGGCGTATCATGGATATCACAACAATCACAATCTCAATAATCGGAGTCTTCACGGCCATATTTTCCTCACAAGGCTTCTGGACATGGTACAGCGACCGCAAGAACCGCTCTTCTGAAATAATCGAGAAAGTTGACGAGCTCGGCAAGGAACTAACCGAGCACATAGCTCAATCAGAGGAGCGGTCTGCTCTTGAAGCCCGCAGACGGATTCTGCGGTTCAATGACGAGTTGCTTAATCATGTCATGCACTCGAAGGAATATTTTGACGAGATACTTTCCGACATAGACACCTATGAGCGGTACTGCCGTGAGCATCCGAACTTTCCGAACAACAAGACAGTTATGTCTATTGAGCATATCAAAGAAGTATACAAAATGTGTGAAAAGGAGGATAGTTTTCTATGAGCAACAAGATGTATGACATTTTAAGCAAGCTCCAGCGCTTTTTGCCCGCTTTAGGATTATTCTATCTCGGACTCTGTAAGATATGGGGCTTCCCTTATGGCAACGAAGTCAACCAGACAATAGTTCTGCTTGCTACACTTCTCGGAACTACTTTGGAGATTGCAACGGCTCAATACTTAAAGGCCGTCAAAAAGGCATCTGAAGTATTCAGCGACCAGAACAAGATAGAGGGGTGAGCCTATGGCTAAAACAAGAAATGCCATGATCGAGACGATGAAGAGCCTTGTCGGACTCAATGAGAAGGACGGCAGTTTCCGTATAATCATCGACACATACAACAAGCTCCGTCCTGCGGGTTCGTACAAGATGAAATATACGGATGCTTGGTGCGCTTGCACAATTTCAACGTGTGCTCTGGTCAACGGAATGTCTGACATCATACCCATTGATGTATCATGCGGTAAGATGCTTGAAAAAGCCAAAAAGATGGGCATCTGGCAGGAGAATGATGCGTTTATCGCTCAAGCAGGCGACATCATCATGTACGATTGGGGTGATTCCGGCAAAGGCGATAACACGGGATGGCCTGACCATGTTGGGCTCGTGGTAGACACGGACGGAACCACAATGACGATCATTGAGGGGAATAAGTCCGAAGCGGTGGGAATCCGCAAGCTCAAGTATAACAGCAAGAATATCAG